AACCAGATAGTAAAAAAACCAATACTTGGATAGATAAACTCGATATTGATGATCAAACTTCTGCAATAATTGATAATACAGTAGAAAATGGATTTATGAAGTACTTAAGTAATTCTATTGATAAAATGTCTGATGATCAAGATCTAGAGGATGATTTTAATATGAACCAAAAGCTTGTAGATTATCTAAAGACTCAATATAAAGGAAGAACTATTACTGGTATACAAGAGGTAGATCAACCAAAACCGTCTACCTCTGCAAAAATACAAGGGACGTTTAATACACAAAATATAAAAGCTGTAGGAATGGATCCATCAAAATTTAATATGGTGATGGGTTATTTAAAACAAGGAAAAGAAATAAAAGACTTAAATCTAGCTGCAAAAGAATTATTGGCTGATTTTTTTCTAAAGCTTTTAAAAACAGACGATGATAGGTTATTGATGAAAGTTTTTTCAGATATAAAAAGACTAAAAACAAAATAAACTCAAAACATAGATTGTATAGAGTCGAATAAATAAGTTATAATGTTACTAAAGGATCTATAGATATAATCGTTCAATTTCGATATATTTATAAACAAAAGTTTTGAGGAAGTATTACATGATTCAGCATCCTCAAAAAGGCAGGATGTTGTTTAATCTATACCCATTCCAAGAATCAGTACTAAGAGTTTTTACTGGAGATCAAAACATAATAATAAATAAATCAAGACAGTTAGGAATATCAACACTGGTTTCAGCATACGCTCTCTGGTTGATGATATTTCACAAGGATAAAAACGTACTAGTAATCGCGACCAAGCAAGAGACTGCAAAAAACATGGTTACAAAAGTGCGATTTGCCTATGATAATCTACCCACGTGGCTAAAGATAGGCACAACTGAAGATAATCGACTTAGTCTAAGACTTACTAATGGTTCGCAAATCAAAGCAGCTCGTTCTGAAGCCGTATCTCTGCTTGCAATGGATGAAGCCGCCTTTATCGACAATGCTGAAGAGCTTTTTGGTTCTGCTCAACAGACCTTGGCAACTGGAGGTAAATGTATTGCACTATCGACTCCAAACGGCGTTGGTAATTGGTTTCATAAAACATATATAAAAGCGCAAAAGAAAGATAATAGCTTTGTACCAATATCTCTGCCTTGGACAGTACACCCTGAAAGAAATCAACAATGGAGAGATAAACAAGATCAAGATTTAGGAGTAAGAATGGCTGCACAAGAGTGCGATTGCGATTTCTCAAGTTCCGGTAACACAGTAATAATTCCTGATGTTTTAACTTGGTACGAAGAGAATTCAATTGTAGAACCACTAGAAAGAAGAGGTCTTGATAAAGCAATGTGGATTTGGGAATACCCTAGCCCACTAAAGACGTATCTATTATGCGCTGACGTTGCTAGAGGAGACGGTGCTGACTATTCCGCATTCCATATCATCGATGTAGATACGCTGACTCAGGTAGCAGAATATCAATCCCAATGTGATACTAGAGAGTTTGCTAAAACAATACTTGCAGCGGCATTTGAATATAATAATGCACTAGTCGCAGTAGAGAATGCAAATATAGGCTGGGATGTTTTACAATCATTAATTGAGAGTGGATATCAAAATTTACACTATTCTCACAGAGCAGATTTTAGTTTAGATCAAGAAAAAAGATTAGAGAGATATGGCGCGTCTGATTCACTAGTTCCAGGATTTACAATGTCATCTGCTTCAAGACCTCTAATTATAGAAAGAATGAGGGATTTTATAGAGACAAAACAAGTTAAAATAAGATCAATAAGATTAATAGAAGAACTCAGAGTATTTATATGGAAAAATAGTAAAGCGCAAGCACTACAGGGTTATAATGATGATCTTGTAATGTCTTTTGGCATATCAATGTATATGAGAGATTCTTCAATCAGATTTAGAAGAACTGCAGAAAGCTTAACGTACGCAACACTAGACAATATAAAAAAAGCTGGAGATTCTCCTGTGTATAATACGACTAATTACATGAATCACAATCCTTGGCAAATGGAGATAAGTTCCAATAACGGAAACTCAATAGAAGATTTGTCTTGGTTATTATAATAAAAAAATATGGCAGAAATACAACAGAATTTATTTTCCACGCTACGTAGATTATTTAGCACAGACGTTATTATAAGAAATAGCGGTACTGGGAATATGTTAGCAGTTATGGACACTGACGGAGCTCAGAGAAACGGCGTAATCCAAACAAACTCGCTAATAGACAGATTCCATAAAGTTTATACAACGTCTACTGCGTATGGTGTAAATTTGAATTTAGCGATGAATTATCAGTCTGCTAGGGTTCAGATATATGCTGACTATGACGCAATGGACACAGACGCGATTATTGCTTCAGCTCTCGATATTATAGCTGATGAATGCACATTAAAAAATGAACAAGATCAAGTACTCACAATAAGATCATCAGATGAAAATATACAAAAGCTGCTTGAAAACTTATTTTACTCAGTGTTAAATATTGAGTTTAATCTTTGGTCGTGGATAAGAAATATGTGTAAGTATGGAGACTTCTATTTAAAAATGGAGATTTCAGATAAGTTTGGAGTGTATAATGTAATTCCATTTTCTGCCTATAATATAGTAAGACAAGAGGGATATAATCCAAATAATCCAAATGAAGTAAGATTCAAATTCGATCCTAATGCAGCGTTGGCCGCTACTTCAGGCTATACATCAGCATTCAATAATCAAGATCCTGGAGTATGGTTTGACAATTATGAAATGGCGCATTTTAGACTGATTGGAGATGTAAATTATCTTCCGTATGGTAGATCATACTTAGAGCCAGCAAGAAAGCTATTTAAGCAATATACTCTGATAGAGGACGCGATGTTAATCCACAGAATAACACGTGCCCCAGAAAGAAGAATATTCTATACAAATGTTGGAGCAATACCACCAAATGAAGTAGAAAATTATGTCCAAAAGATGATTAATAAGATGAAAAAAACTCCTCTTATGGATCCTAACACTGGACAATATAATTTAAAATATAATCAACAAAATTTACTAGAAGACTTTATAGTTCCTGTGAGAGGAAATGATACTTCTACTAGAATAGAAACCGCAAAAGGTCTAGAATATAACGCAATAGAAGACGTTGTATATTTTAGAGAAAAGCTTTTTGCCGCGCTAAAAATACCAAAAGCTTTTATGGGGTATGAAAAAGACCTCACTGGTAAAGCAACACTAGCCGCAGAAGACATTAGATTTGCTCGCACAGTTGAAAGATTGCAAAGAATAGTGGTGTCTGAACTTAAGAAAATAGCACTAGTCCACTTATACGCAAATGGATATACTGATGAAGGCATGGCAAACTTTACTCTTAATCTTACAAATCCTTCTATTATATACGATCAAGAGAGGATAGCAATGTTTAAAGAGAAAATTGATCTTGCAGTACAGGCAGTCGAAGGCGCAATACTACCTAAAGAGTACGTTTGGGAAAATATCTTCCATCTTTCTCCAGATTCATTTGGTGAGCTAGAAGACATGATAATAGAAGATCAAAAAAGAAAATTCAGATACGATCAGATAGAAAATGAAGGAAACGATCCACTAGAATCTGGAACTGCATTTGGAACTCCATCTCAAATAGCAGGATTATACGGAGGCAAACCAACATTAAATGTACCGCCTGGCTATGATGAAACAAATCCAAATGAGCCAATAAAAATGCCAGGAAGACCAGAAAAATATAAGTCTATTATAGGTACGGATAAAAGTGCATTTGGCAGAGATCCTATAGGCAGAAAAGGTGCAAAATCTAGTATGGAACGTGGAGAAGACAAAGTAGAGTATAAAGGAGGACCACTGAGTTTTGAAAGCACGATGGCTGTCTATTTGCAAAATAAAGAGGGTTTATCAAAAATGTTTAGTGGGAAACGAGTAGCGTTATTTGAGGATAAAACTGATACTGGCGGACTATTGGACGAAAGAAACATTAAAGACGATTTAGTCGAAGCATAATTATACATATTTATAGGTAGAACTGATTCAATTCATGGCATCACTGAAGCATTCAAAATATAGAAATACCGGCATACTATTCGAACTACTGGTTAGACAAACCACGGCGGATCTTATTGCAAATAGAGACTCAAAAGCAGTAAAAATACTAAAAAAATATTTTACAAACACTGAGTTAGGAAAAGAGTACGCTCTATATAATAACGTATTAACTACACCCAAACTATCAGAGTCAAAAGCAGAAATGCTAATATCAACTATTGTAGAGCAGTATAAAAAGTTAAATAAAGAATCAATACAAAAGCTTAAATACAATCTTATAAAAGAGATTAAATCAAGTTATGAAATAGATGAATTCTTTAAAGCTAAGGTGGACAATTACAAGACTTTAGCCGCAGTGTTTAATACTCTTGAATCTCAAAATACAAAAGACGTAGACGTAAGACAAGTATTCCTAAATAAAGTAGTGGTACTAGAGCATGTAACAAAATCAAAAATTGAAAACATGCCAGTATCAAAAACTATTATGGAAGACTTAATGCAAGAAGACAAAGAGATTAGACTGCTTACTTATAAGATACTTGTAGAAAAATTTAATCAAAAGTACGATGGTCTATCTGGAAGACAAAAAGATGTGCTTAAGAATTATATCGTTAGCATATCAGACACAACTAAGTTAAATACTTACGTAAACACTCAACTTACTGAGATAAAATCAGAAATTCAAACTATATCTAAAAAAGTTACTGATCAAGTTGTTAAAATAAAGCTTGACGAAGTAGTAAAACTAATCCAACCAATAAGTAAAATAAAAGACGAGACTATATCAGGACTGCTACAATACATCGATTTAATTGAAGAACTTAATAAGATACACAAATGAGTGACATGCAATCAATGGTAGACAGGCTGAGGGACGGTGAAAATGAACCAAGTCAACAAGAGCAAGAGTGGGCAGAAAAGCTTATTGATATGTTGCTTTCAGCGGTTGAATCAGGAGACATAACAGCTGAAGAAGCAAAAGAGATTATTCGTAAAGCTCCAGATACAATGGAAGAAATGTCTGCTACTGGTGGAGGTTTTAGTATCGGAGGTGCTATATTCACTCCAGGATCAGGAATGCAATACGCTCAAGCTTTAGATAAACCAAAAACCGAAGTAAAAGATAAAGAACCAAAGCTCGCTGCTGGAAAAATAAAAAATAACTATGCAGTTGATAAATTTGGTTTTACGCCAGCCCCTTCAATACCCAATCGACCATCAATAGGAGGACTTGAATATAAAGATTTGTGGGCAGAATCTGAAAGCCTAAAAGAAAATTATTCTAAATTTAAAAAGGCGGCTGTAGAAAGAAATAGCGCAGGTCAATTAAATGCTGGGGTGGGGATCGTAAGAAAGAAACTTGCCGAAGTCAATAAGATGATGGAGTATCTTGCTACATTAAAAAGCGATCTATCAACAGCGGGAATGGTAAATGAAACATCTCATATAAAAAAGTCAATGGAAAAAATGACAGAGATGATTAAACAAATCTACATAAAACACAAAAAGCTAAAGTAAAATATAAGACTAAATAAACAGTCAGTATTTATTATTAAAAAATATACAAGATGACAGTAGCAAACCTATTTGCAAAACATAGAAGTGGGGAAATATCAAAAGAGAAATTTCTTTATGAAGTTCGTAAAGA